TATAACTTTTCCTAATCTATTTAGTCACTATTGTGACTATATGCCCTTATAGTCAAGAGGTTTAAGACAAAAGTCTGCAAAACTTTTATCGTCGGTTCGAATCCGTCTAGGGGCTTAGAATGGGAACTACAGTAATTATAATACCAACCAGTAGCAAGTAGCTAAAGATGGTTTGGGGTCAAGCGTACTATCTTTAGTTACTTGGTATTGGTTGATTTTTACGTTGTAATTCCTTTCTGAGAACTACATCCTTAGTTAGGATGTGGTTTTTATTTTGGTTCTATGGTGTAATGGATAACACAGAGGTCTTCTAAACCTCTACTCTAGGTTCGATTCCTAGTGGAACTATTGTATTTCAATTAAAAGAGGGTTTACTGATGAGTAAAGATAAAGATGAGATTAAACTAGCTATTGAAGGTAAGGATAGAGACTACTTTCTTAGTAAAGGTATTCCCTTTCCTAAATATTGGTATGGTCACTCAGACCTTCCAAAATCAAAAAAGAAAAATAGAGCTTATTCTACAGAAATGAGAGCTTTATCTGAGATGTCTTTAGACCAGTTAGAGGTAGTAGAGATGTTTTGGGGTATTTCCCCTCTTGTAGTTAGTAAAGTCAAAAAACTAGATGTAGAATTTGTAGAAAATATTCCAGTACCTACAGCTACAAGGGTTAATGCTTTAGTTCAAACTAAACTATCTATGATTAGTTCAGATGAACGTAAAGAATGGGCTGATAGAGTTGAAGGTAAAGCAGTATCTAGGGAAGTATCTATGGCTCTAGTTACTGATGATAGTGATAATACTGCATCAGCTACAAGAGAGCTTATCCTAGATAAGTTTGATGAACTAGGTAATATTTGGAAAGACTATGGTAAAGATTCCAAAGAAGAACAGAAAGAACTAGAACATGATGAGGTATTGAAACTAGAAGAGGGTAAAGATGGGGAAACTGAGGGATAGACTTGTACTAAAGCTTGGTGAAGTCCATCCTAAAAGTGAGTTATTACCTTGGTTAAAGGGGTATATACCACATCCTGACTCTTACATCAGAAACTCAATACCTATTGAGAAAAGGCTACATTATGCTAAACTAGGTTATACAGAGTTCTTAGCTGAAATGAATATAGAACTCAACTTTGACCAAGCTTTAGCTATTGGAGCTTTAATATCTGGTGATTATCATACTGGTTACATGATTGAACCTCCAAGGTTTGGTAAATCCTTTATCATGGGAGCTTTAGCTAACTATTTAGCAATGCACAGCTACAGTGTTTCTGTAGTTGCATCTAAATCATCAAGAACAGCTAAGGTTATGGAACACGCTAGAAGGCATCTAAGAGGGGCTAGTATCGACATGAAGAACATGTTGGTAGAAGAGTCCAAGGCTTCCATAAGCAAGGCTGACAAGCTCCTAGGACGGTCTGAGACGGCTTATAGTAAGTCAAGGATTGTCTTTAAGAATGGTAATAAGATTGATACTAAATCTACAGGGGATACCTTCTCTAGTATGGACTCAGATGAAAACATTGGTGAAGGTTCTCATGTTCTTATTGATGAAATGGACTTTATCTCAGAACGTGCCTTAACAGAGCTTGGTAGACGTGAATTTGAAAGAGATGATGGTGAATCACTTATCCTTTTTGGTATTAGTAACCCTCGTTTCTTAAATCACTTCCATGAATCTGTTACTAACCCTAATCTGAAGGATGATGAGTTTGTTATATGGGGTAACATAGTTACCTCAATGGAATCAGACTCAATTAAAATGACTCCTGAAGAGGTGTTAGCTTCTGACTTTGCTAGAACTGAAGAGTCTATAAGAATCAACTTACTTTGTGAGTATGATGAAAATAGCTCAGAGTTCTTCAATGCTCCAATGATTGTAGCTCCTAGACATGATATTAGTAGTATCTCACCACGCACTATATCAGCTCTAGGGATTGACTCAGCCTATAAAGGTTCTGATGGTATTACACTTGCCTTATCTATGTATGACACTGATAAAGATGCTCTTGTAAGAGTAACAGATACCATCAACTTAAGACCTGATGAATGGTCTGATGCAAGGTCTACAAGAGAAATTGTAGACGGTATAGAGCAAGTAGTTATGCAATACAACGTAGTATCACTTGCTATTGATACAGGACAAGGTTCTCACTTGATTGTAGAGATGATGAATAGACCTACATTTGATAGGGTTACCATATATCCTATTGATTTTGGTGGAAGACCTACACCTGAGAAGGTAGCAAGCCATGTAGATACTGCTTTGATGGCCAGAAATAGAAGAGCAGAGATGCACTTAGTCCTAAGACAGCTTATGCAAGAGAATAAAGTTGTGTTTGCTTCTGAAATTAAGGAAACTCTATTGACTCAAATGAGAGCTATACAGCTCAAAAACAAAGAGCTTGATAAAGTTACCCTAATTGGCAAAGATGTCATTAGACAAGTGCTTAAGAGGTCTCCTGATGACCTAGATGCTGTTATTCTAGCTGTTCATGCTCTAGAACTATATATACTTGGTGTAGAAGGAGGTAATTAGTGGAAATTGATAGAAAAACTGGCTATGAACTCCTTATTAAAGACAATATAGGGATTCCTTCACAGCTAAATGAGATGGATGATACACTTACCTATGAACAAGTTCAGTACCTAGTAACTAACATGCCTGGCATTAACACTATTCTTGAAGGTATTGTTGACTACATCTTTGCAGGTGATATGGAGCTTGTTAAGGATGAAGATAGCTCTATTGAGGGTGAAACTCTAAGAGATATGCTAGATTCACAAAATATCCAAGGAATTACAGTTATGGACATGTTCAAACAGCTTACAAGAGAGCTATTTGAGCAAGGTGCTGTAGGTGTAAGAAAGATTCCTGCAAAACAATCCCATAATGGTCATAAAGATAGTATTATGATTGTTCCTAAGAACTCTTATGACATCATTTTTAGAGAATCCGAAGAAATTCCACTTGTTTACATGCCTTTCATCTACATTTTGAGAAGGTTTCATTGCTTGAATCGTAAGCATACTTGGATTCGAGCTTCTGAAGAAGTGGTAGATGATAGATTTTATATTGATGATGAAGGTAATATTGTCTCAAATGACAAGGATTCTGTAGCTTTAACCTCAGAAGACTTCACAAATATCACTATGGATGGTTCATTCATTGGTGTTAGTCCATTTGAGAACGATAAAAAGCGTACTCATCTAATTCTTCAGCTCTTAGATTACTTTATTCATGATTTTCAACGTAATGGTGTTGGTACATTAGCATTTAAACACAATGAAACAATGCTTGCTAAGATGAAGAATGAAGGAAACCCTTCAACTTCTGCTAAAATCTTTGATACAAGTAACTCTAACGCTGTATTCAATGAGGATGTCAGAAAAGACAACGTAAAAGCACTGGCAGATATGCTAGCCAATGTAGAGTATAACGACTCTATCATTTATTCTGACATTTTCAGTGATATGGAGCAGTTGACTAGGGATTCTAAACCTAGTGATTACCTAAATCTCTTATCAATCCATGCTACACGCTTCTCATGTCAAATTTATGGTGTATCACCACAGGTATTTGACTTGGATGCGGGTACAGGTAACATTGGTAAGGATGAAGTCATTAAGACTTTCATCATCCACAAGGTTATCCCTTGGAGAGATAAGATTGCAGTTAAGCTTACTGAAGTAATTAGGCTCATGGGTTATGAAGGTTACACCTTTAGGTTCAAAAACCAAGAAACTAAAGATTACTATGACTATGAAAAAGATAATTTCATGTCTCAGACCTTTGAACGTATCCATGAAGCAGGTTATGAAGAAGAAGCTAAAGCTTATCTTAATAAACACTTATTAGAGGGGGAATTATGACACCAACCAATTTTGACACTAATGCTCAACGTGGCATGATTGAAGCTATTGAGCAAGCACAAACAAAAGACCAACCATTCATGGCTACAGGAAGCAATGGAGCCCCTGTAGTTGTAGGTGATGTTAATAACATTGATGCTGAGTCTACTTATGAAGCTAAGTTCATCTATCCTAAGAACTTTGCTGTCCAAGGTGACTACACTGATACAAGTGAAGGTAGAGAGGTTATTAGAGTGTTTAAGGGTGTGTCTATTACACCTCGTAAGGCTCGTAGAGTTAGACATGCTGTAACTACACTTATCCTTTACTTCTCAAAAGTAAATACAACTACTGGTGAGCAAGAAATTATGTCTCTATCAGAAGTTACTGAAGTTTATTCTAAGCTTAGTGATGAAGTAGTAGATGCTATGGAAACATTAGTACAGTATGGTCTTGGTATTAGTGACTACGACATGGAATATCTAAGTGATGAATCACTTGTAGTCTTATCTAGTCAACTTATTGATAAAAACTCAGGGTTTTTTCAATGAGACTCTAAGTAGAGTACAGAAGTTAGTCTATGATGATGTTAATGGTAAAGTAATCAAGGAAGTTGAAAGTAAATACTATGACACTCCTATTGATGATTACTTTGCTTACTGTCTTAGGATTGGTAAACACTTTGGTACATCTCCTAAAGATATATATGAGAATTGGTCTCTACCAATGGTAATAGTATCATTTGTATGTATTCACAATGAAGGTGTTACAGAGTTTGGCTATCAGCAAGATAGCATGAAGGACAATAAACCTAAGATAATTCATTATGAAAATAACTACATCTACAATATCACAGCAGATATGGTAGCTAACATGGTTACTGAAGAAAAAGAAAGTAAATTTGCTCCTGAACAGGAAGCATTAATGTCAATGTATGAAAGGAATTAACAATGTCTGGTAGTTTGAAAGAGTTTTTTGATGGTAAGTATAGTGAAGTAAAATCACTTGGTAAAATTGATGATGCTAAAGTATACACAATGGAAGACTATGTGGAGCTTAATAAGCTTGATGAACAAGTAAGAAGAAATGGACTTGAACCTTCAGGTAATGCTGTACGAGTTCCACAAACTGACAGCCAAGGGTATTTGACTTCAACTCCAAGAGAAAGACTTGTAGTTAATGAATCAATTGCCTTTATCAACCGTATCAAAGTGAATAAAGAAGAAAAGACAATCTCTATTGTAATTGATTATAGAGCTTGCACTGAGCAGTCACAAGGAAGTATTTATACTCCATCTGTTTTGTCTTATGTAATTGGTAAAGTTAAAGAAGGTAAAGCTGATAAATATGCTGTACTTAAAGTAGAGAATGTATCAGAACAAGACTTCATCAATGACTTTAAAGACCAACTTACTAATGATGATGCAAAACAGATGTATGAAGTGATTACTCACTATAAAAACACAGGTACATCTACTGGTATTAGTTTAAGTGAGCTATTTTAACCAGTAATTAAAATAATCGGAGGTATGTGATGAAAGTAATCACAGCTAAAGTAGAGCTTACTCACAATGGAGAAAAAATTACTCTTAAGGGTACTGAAGCTCAGACTGCTCTACAACGTTTGACAGCTTGGGATGGTCAAGGTTCTGTAGCTATTAACTACACTGACCCTGCTACTAAGCAAGTCCAAGGAATCTTCATGTGTTGTGGTGATACTTGGAAACGACTTCCAAACGAAGTTGAAGAAAAAGAAGAAATGCCTTGCAAATGGTGTAAACCTTGTAATATTGGTGATGAAGAAGATGGTATTCATCACGAACATATCACACCACAACCAGGTGGTGAAATTTTATAAGAGGTACACTTATGGCTAAGAAAAAAGAAGTTAGTGTAGAACTTCCTCAAATTACAGATGAGTACCTACTTGCCCTACAAGAGCGTAGAGAAAGACAACTTGGTCTAGATTCTGCTTTGACAGAGGTAGTTACACCAGAAGAAATTGGAAGTAAAAAGGTAAAGGGAACTAAGAAGGATGAAGCTTAAATATACACTGTCAAAACTGTTTCCTGATGGTAAGACTTTCAGAGTAAATTATTTAGACGGTAATATTGTTAAGCTAAAAAATGTTAGGTTTGAGTATGGTTCAACTTATGAGACTGAAGATGTAGCTCTTATCAAGTCAATTAAAGGACTTACTCAGAGATTCCCTGATAGTGCTAGTAACCGTGCTTGGTTAGATAGTATTAATGTTCCTTATAGTCCAGTTCCTTGTCAAGCCTGTGGTGGAAGAGTTATTAAACTTGAAGTACACCTATTTGACTTTAAGGAGGTTTAATATGAGGACATATAGACTAGCAGGTACTGTAGTTGATTCTGAAGGTGCTTTGTTCATGGAAGCTTTGGAACAGGACTATATCTCAGCTAAGAATATTGAGAGAATCCTTGCCGAAGCAGGTGGTGAAGAAGTAACCTTTAACCTAAACTCAGGTGGTGGTTCAGTCAATGCAGGTAGTGAAATTTACACTATGCTATCAAGCTACAGTGGTAGAGTTGTAATTAATATTACAAGTCTATCAGCTTCTATTGCTTCAGTATTTATGCTTGGAGCAGATGAAGTCAATATTTCACACCAAGCACAGATTATGATTCACCAACCACACTTTAGAAACGAAGAAGTAGTAGACAAGTTGAGTTTAGAACGCTCAATAAACATGCTTGATTCTACTGAGAAATCTATTGCTAAAGTGTATATGAAAAAGACTGGTCTCAGTGAAGATGAAATCCTTGATATGATGTTCAAAGAGACATGGCTTACTTCAGACCAAGCTTTAGAACTTGGTTTTGTGGACAATATCTACAATGATACAGAGGAATCTGTAGAAGGTGTAGAAGACCTTGTAGCTATGGTATCTACTACAGGGAAACAGCTAGAGACTTTACAATTACTAAATGAAATGAAAGGCACTCCTATGGATAAGACATTCTTTGAGAAAGTAAAATCTCTTCTAGCAAACAATTCTGTAGATGATGAATCTGTAGAAACTGTAGAAGAGGTCGTAGAAGCCCCTGAAGAGCCATCTAAGGCTGATGAAGAGGTAGAAGGTACAGAAACACCAGAGGAAGTAAAAGAAGGCTCAGAAGAGCAATCAGACACTTCTGAAGAGGTTGTGGAAGAGGAAGAAGAAGTAGTTGATGAAGAAACTAAAGAAGTTGTAGACCAAACTACAGAATTGCTTACACAAGCTCTTACTGAAATTCAAACACTCAGAGCTGAGAACGAAGAACTCAAAGCTAAAGTAGAAGCTTTGGAAACAGATAAAAAAGCTCTTGTAGCTAAAAGTTCTAAATCACAGTCAGTAGTTGATGAACTTAACAAATTGCTTAACAGTGAAGAAGCGAACGTAGTATCAGTTACTCAAAAGGCAGAACCTAAAAACATGATGCCTAAAGGATATACTGGTATTCGCTCAGGAGGACAAATTTAATGAGTAATGTTACTAATGACATTTATACTGAAGAAGTTGTAGGAGAACTTGCTACAGCTATTCAGAAGAATATGGAAAATGCAGGAGAAGGTCATAAGCTTCCTTTTGGAATTGCTAAAGACTACTCAAAAGCATTGCCTTCATTGGGTGACTTTAACATCACATCACCAATGGTAGCTTCAATGCTTGAATCTATTGCAGAATCATCAATCGCTACATTTGTTAAAAACAATAAAGGTAAGTGGGTTACTGAGACTTACACTTGGGGAACTACAGACCCTGATGATGGTCAAGGATGCTGTTTCACACCATTTGAAATTCAAGCTTGTGCTGACTCAGCTAAAATCTTCTCACTTTGCTTAAAAGATTGTGAAACAACACTTGACAAGATGATGAACTCAGCTCTTAAGTACAAGTCTAATGACTTGCTTAACTACTTCCAAAGAGCAGGAATGACTTATGAAGCTTCATTGCAATACATTGCATGGTTCTCATTTGCTTTCCGTACACAGCGTGTAATTGCACAAGGTTTGGTTAACTACCAAGGTAAAGGTTTGAGACCATTCCACGGTATTGCAGAAGTAATGTCACACCCTGCAGTAACACCTATTCAATCAGGTGATATCCTTGGAGCATTTGCACAAGCAGGATGTATCCTTGATGTACTTAACCAAGGTACTTCAACTAACTATGCTATCTTTGTCCATCCAGTAGGACACACAGCTATCTCAGATGTAGTTGTTGAAGGTAAAAATGGTAAACTCCCTGCAGGTTGGGAAAGAGGTAACTTTGGTAGCTTCCATGGTACACCAGTTACTCTTAAATACAAAGGTATCCCTATTGTAAAAGACATCTATGTACCTAAAGACTTGGAAGTTAATAATACTTTTGAAGCTTACATCATTGACTTGTCAGTAACTAAAGTATCAATGGTTTACAAAGATTTGCTTATTCCTGCAGATAAAATCCGTCAAGGTACAACTCTTGAACCTGATTCAGACTGTAACTTTGTAGCTTGTGATATCTATGAGAATGCAGGTGTAGCTCACTCAGCTAACTATGCTAGAAACATTCTATTGACAGGTATGCCATTGTCAGCTAACTGTTCTGCAGGTGTTTATACTCGTATCATGGGTGCTTTGGACGGTGAAGTTCCATTCCCAATGGTGCATGTTCCTAAAGCCTAAGAGGTGATATATGTTACTAGATGCCATTAAGAGCAAGTGTTCTTGTATGAGTCAAGTTACTCAAGAAGAGTTTAATACTATCTGGGGTAACTTTGTTAGGTTTCTTAGTAACATTACTTGTTGGGATGTTGCAGGAGGAACTATTGAGCAGTGCTGTAGAATCCACACAATAGACTTGAACAGAGAACTCTGTAGCTACACATGTATTCAAGTACATCCTTATTGGAAAGCTATTAATCAAGATACTGTAACTGTGGAATTAAGACAGTATAGCTCTAGAGGTGTCAATATTGTTCCTCTAGATAAAAGCTTGTTTACTTATGATGATATTGCTGATAAGTTCTTTATCAGACTAGATGAATTCATGAACACTGAGGATAATTCTTGTGATAAGAATTGTTCTCACAATGTGTTAGTTATGAGGTATATAGCAGGCTATGATTTAGATAGTCCTGAGTGGGATAACTTAATCTGTCATTACCTTACAGGGTACACTGCTATTGCCAATAACTGTATGAGTGTTGGTGACTGTGCTAATGTAAATAGACTATCAGCAGGGGCTTCTTTAGTACAAAAGGATGTAGATACTATTAAGTATGTTTGGGAGATTAATAAGGATTCACAAGAATACTTCTTCTCTCAATTAGTTAATAACTTCTACAAAGATAGCCTTGGTAGATATTCTCTTTGTGGCAGAAGCTATAATCTAAGGACTGAAAAGCAAATTACAGTAGGAAAGAGTAAGTAATGAGAGTTAGATATAGAGGTGTTAATAGCCCTACAGGAAGAACTAGAAGAGGTGGTTGCAGTTCTTGTGGACAATCTTCTATAGGTAGGACTGAAATGGCTCTTCTAGAGCCTTATAGGTACTTCTATCACGATAGAGAGTTTAACTTCTATCTAGGTAGAGAGTATGATGTGCCAGATGAGTTAGGTAAGGCACTACTTAATAAGTACAGTTATGTCAACGGTAACAAACTACAAGCATTTGAAGAGGTTATCTGATGTCTAAAGATGTGTATATCTTCAGACATGGAACTACTAACCCACAATATGATGACAATGGTAGGCAAATTGATTCAACCGTTTGGGAACAAACAAACCAGTTCACTTGTGTAGAAGTAGTACAATTCTACAATGCCTACAGAAACTTTAATAAAGATACTTATGAGACTGAGCAAGAGTTACATCATAAGTTATTCTATGTTGAGGTTTGGAGACAAGACCAACAAAGAAACTATGATATTGTCTTAGGAGACTACATCTATGAACCTGACTTAGGTTACTGGTGGAAGATTCTAGCAGTATCACAGAATGAGGTCATGCCTAATTGTTATTATCTAATCATCCGTGGTCAGAGACTTACTTCTAGGGAAGAGTATAAACTAAGAGTTAGGGATGCTCTTACTGCAGATGAAAGTCACACAGGAAGATAATTGTGGTTAGGAGAAGAAGAACAGGTGATGCTGAGATTGATGCTTGGATTGAAGAAGAGATGCACACTGTAGTTCAGGAATTAAAAGTAGCAGTAGAAAACAATATACATGTTGACACAGGGGCTTTAAGAGACTCTGTAACAGTAGAAGAGAGTGGAGAGGACTTCTATGTAGGTATTGATGAAGACTTGCTTATAACAGACCCTAGAAACCCTAGAGGAAGGAATTATGCAAGGTATCATCATGATGGTACTTATAAGACTCCTGCCAACCCTTTCTTGGATAAAGCAATTAATGAGGTAGGTTCAGGATGAAGAGGAAGATATTCACTAACATTAAGAGATGGCTTATTGAATATGGTATAGATATTCTAGACCTTATTCTAGATCCTGTAGATGAGATGTCTAGAGACACAACCATTCGCTATGATAATTTTATGCACGAGCTTAATCGACATTTCTCTACAGTTCAATTCTATAAGTCAAATTTCAATGCTCACCTTCCACTATTAACAGTAGATGTATCAAATGTAGGTTACTCTTCTCAATGTTATTGTGAGTATTTGATTACTTTTAAATTCCATTGGACTACAATTTCTGCTGACCAAGAGCGTATCTTAGAGAACACACCTGAAGGTAACTTAGACCTAGAAGATAAAGTAGACAGAAGATTGAAAGCTATGATGTTCTCTAGGTCTTATATTGAGAATGAAGTAGTTTACCGAGACATATTCCAAGACTTACAAAAATTACCTAACTTTGAAGACAAGATATGTAACGTAGTCAGCATTAGTGACTTACCAGTTACATTTGAGCAAGTAGATGATGAGATAAATACTATCTCAAAACAATTTAAAATTACCGTAGGAGAATGTGGATGATTAAAGAACAACCACTAGACCTAGACGCATTTTATGAGTCTAGACAAAAGCTTGCAGGTGAGAATGGTACTATGTATGACCAAAGACAACTTGCAGGAATTAGACAAGTAGTAGCAGAAGCTAAGCTACAATCTGTAGCTAAAGTAGAAGCTAAAGAAGACAAAAAAGAAAAGAAAGGAGATAAGTAATGACACAAGGTTGTATGCCAAAGCTTACTCATCCTATGTATGGTTATGCTAAGCAAAACAAAAATGAAATCATTGGTGTTAGAGTATCTGAAAAGATTAACTACTACACTGAGCTTTCGACTAAAAACTATCGTGAAATTACTAAGGGTGAGTTCCAATCATTTGATGCCTTGACTACACCTGAAGACATGATTAGATGTAATGAAAAGGCTTGTCACATGACAGGTACACTTTATGTTAAACCAGTTGAAGGTGAAGCTACAGTTACCTATGACATCCGTGGTGATTACACTAAAGCAGGTTTTGGATTCCATTACTTGTATGTTACTTTCCTTGGTTCAGATACAGTTACAGTTGAAGCTAAAGTTTCAGACTTGCATGATGTAGAAGGTAAAAACTCTTACACATACGCTGTAGAACTTACAGGAGCAGGTCTAGCTACAGATGTGTTCCAAGTAGCACAATTTGACTTTGCTAACCCATTGTCAATTAAATCTCAAACAGGTACTGGTTGGATTCCTTCAGAAGATGGTATCCATGTAGAGTACACTATTAAGCACAAAGATAAGAATGATGCTCTTGTAAAAGAACCATTCGGTATCTCTTCTATCAAGACTATTGCTTGTAAAAATGAGCTTCACAAGTCTGATAACGTGCTTATCTCATGTTTGGAATCATTCACTCATGATGTATCACTAGGTGCTTCAGATGCTAGATGTTTTGGTTCAGGATATGACCCATCAGCTACAGAAGTTACAACTACAATCTCAGGTGCTACACGTTCCTTGAATGACTTCTGGTTGAATCCATTGGAATCAAGAGAAGGTATTATTGTAGCAGGTATTCCAACTACAAGAGTGTTTACTGTTAAAGGTAAAACAATCAACGGTACTGAGTATGGTTACATTGAACTAGCTGACTTGTATCCAACTTGTAACTCAGTAATCATCTCTCTTGGTGAAAACTGTAATGGTATCTATCTTGAACCATTGGCAGTACCTACAGTAACTCCTGTAGATACTAACGAGTTTGTAGCTATTTCAAATGTTACAGCACAAGACTTCGGTACTGTGTATGTCAACAAGAAATACATCAACCGTGAAGTATTGGTAACTTATGATGCTGAAAAAGAAGTAGAACACTTTGAAGCTAATGAAGACCGTCTTGATTCATTTGAAGCTGAGTTCACAGTACCACGTGTAGCTACTAATGGTAGACGTGAATACCTCAGATTCTATGGTATCATCACTTCACACTCAGAAGAGTTCAACAACTCAGATGAAGTAAACTTGTCACTAGAAGTTACCTTTGTTCGTAGAAATGGTAAATTCTATGACCGTTATGTAGAAGCTTAAGAAAGAGGTAGAGTATGGCTCAAAGGCAATTAAGGGTACAAGTTACCTCACAGGTAGATAAGAGCCTTACTGACCTTCTGAGCAAGTTAGATAAGTATTCTAAAGGTACTACTACTATAAATGTTAAGGCAGTAACAAACAGTAAAGATGTTACTGCCTTATTCAATACTGTGAACAAACTTAAAAATAAAAGAGTTAGGGTTGATGTTGACAGTAATGGTAATAAGGTACTTAAGGTACAGAAGGACTTGCTCAGTCTTAAGAATAAGACAGTAAGTGTTAAGGTAGATGCAGACACTAGAAGCATCACTAAAGTATCATCAGACTTAAATAGTCTTAAAGGTAAAACCCTTAAAGTAAATGCTGACTTATCACATCTAAATAAAGCTAAATCAGACTTAGATGCTATTGATGATAAGGTAAACAAGAATAGAACAGTTAAGATTCATGGTGATACATCAGGTCTTACAGCTATCTCTAATGCCTTAGATAGTATTTCAAGTAAGGTACTAGCACTATCAGCTAGAGGTGCTTTAAACATTGGTAGGAGCTTTGCTAAAGATGCAGGTGAGCTTTATGATGCTCAGAATGAATTTGTAAACAACATGAGGTCACTAGACAACCCTCTTAGTGACAAAGAAATCAACTCAACACTTAAAAACCTATCTAAATACGGTGCACAAACTAAGTACAATGTAGCTGAACTTACTAACTTGGCAGGTGCATTGAAAGGTGCAGGATTTGATAAGGAGTTTGGTGGTTTTGATAACCTAACCAAAAACCTTGCCAATATCTCAGCCCTTGCTAGTAGCCCTTCTAATGCCCTTAAACGTGTATCTACACAGATTAAACAGATGTCCTTAGATGGTAAAGTCTTAGCAAGAGACTGGAATCCTATTAGGGATGCTATCGGTGGTACAGCTACACAGAAAGTTGTTCAGAAGTTTAAAGATGAGTATGGTATTGATAACCTAGCTGATGCCATGAAAGAAGGTAAGGTACTAGGTAGAGACTTCATCAAAGTATTGAATGAAGTAGGTCAAGACCAATCACTTGTAAAGGCTGCAACAAACACTAAGACACTTAAATCAGCTTGGGAGAACATGAGAGAATCCCTAACTGTAGGTCTTGTAGGTACTCCTTTTGAGCCTGGAGCATTAACACCTGCCATTGATGGACTTGTTAAGTTGATGAATACAGTATCACAGAATGGTGATGTTATTCAAAGCTTTGTAAGTAAAGGTGTTGGTAAAGCAATGTCACTCTTTAAAGAAATGTTTGGAGAGTTTGACTTTAAACAAGGACTTAAAGACTTTGTTACTTATCTAGCTCCTGTAGGTAAGGGTATTGAATTACTTGCTAAAGGATTTGCTAAGATTAATGCTAATGGTAAGAATACTGGTAAGATTCTTGGTGGTATTATTACTGCTTCTGCAGGTTGGTTAGTAGTATCTAAGATGGCTCGTTCTGTAAGGGCATTATCAAGCACTCTAGGGCTGTTAAAAAACTTCAAGAGTCCTTTTGGTAAGGGTGGAAGTAACAGTGGCTCAGGAGGGGCTTCTGGTGGCTCTGGTAACCTTCTGGGAGGTCTTACTAAGTCTCTAGGTGACTCAGCTAAGATGTTAGCCTTTGCAGGTTCTATTAAACTTATTGCTAGTGCTTTCAAAGATATTAGTAATACTGACATGGACTTTACTGAAGCTACAGTTAAAGTAGGTACTATGGTAACTATGGTATCTGCTATGGCAGGCTACGCTGTAGTTTTAGGTAAAATACTTCAACGTAAAGAACTAGGTAAGGACTTACTTATAGGTGCTACTGCTATTGCAGGAGTAGTTACTGGTATGCTTCTTATGGCTAAGACAATGGAACAGCTTAACAATGTCAAGTTTGATACAGGTAAAGTGTATGGTACTGTGTTAGCTATGAATGGTCTTGTTGTTATAGTTGGTCTTATTGCTACTACTATTGGTGCTTTGATGGTAGCTACAGAAGGTATTGGTGCTTTAGCTCTAGGAGCAGGGTTGGTATCAATGTTAGCTATATCAGGTACTATGGTAGTAGTTGCTAAAGCTATGGAGTCTGTAGCTAAGACTGTAGCTAGAATCAACAAAGTTAAACTACCTAATGCAGGTACTTTCGGTAAGAAGATGGTTAACTTCACAGCTCTTGTTACTGAAATGAGTACAGCAAGTGCTATTAGTGGTAATATCTCAACTCTTGCTTTATTACCATCTATCTTTGGTACTATTAGTAATCTAGCACAAGCTATCCAAGTTGAAAGTATCATCCTTTTAGCAAATCAACTTAAAAAGCTACAAGGTAGCATGAAGAATGTACCTGACAAGTCTAAGTTTAAGGATACTATTAAGAAGCTTAAGAACATGACTGAGCTTATTAATGAGCTTAGTTCAGTTAGTGGTGGAGGTATTAAGAATCCTGTAGATGCTATTAAATCTATTGGTAATACCTTCAGTAATATTGTTAAAGGTTTTGAAGTAAACTCTATAACAGACAATATTTCTAAAGTAGCTAACTTAATTGCTACACTAAGTCAACTTAATATGCCTGAAGACTTATCAGGACTTAAGACTAAACTTAAGAATCTAGGAAACATCCAAAAGACTTTAAGTAGTGCTTTTGCTGACATATCTGTAGGTGATACTAATTACTCAGATATTCTATTACACTTTAATAACTCTATTGCTTCATTTCTTAAAGGTTGGGAAACAAGTAACAATACTAAGTTAGTAGAAAAACTAGGTAAGTTTGTTACTGATATTCAAGGTATGGAGATTCCTGATAATATAGATGGAATTAAGGATAAACTAAGTAAACTTGGTAATATCCAAACAGCTTTAGGTTCTGCTTTTGCTAACATAAGTGTAGGTAATACTTATTTTATTGACCCTGTACTGGCTTCTCTTAATGCACTAGGTTCATTTATGGACAAACTTACAGTAAGTAATTTGACTTCTACAGTTAAGAAGCTTACACAGTTCATTGATGATATTAATTCCTTAGAAATACCATCTGATACTTCATCTATTGATGAAAAGATTAGTAACCTAACTAAGGTTATGAACAGTCTTAAGAAGCTAGGTAATGAGTCATGGCTTGATTCCATTAATGTATTCAGTAAAGCTTTAGATGCTGTAGGTTCAGCTTTAGATGCTAACACACTAGATTCTAAACTTAAGTCATTCAATAAACTACTAGACTTCATTAAGAAGATTAGTAGCCTTAAACTAGATGATGATGGTCTTGAATCTTTAGAGACTAAGATAGAGAATCTTAGGAAGGCACTACAAAAAGTAAGTGACTTCACAGTACCTCCACCTCCTACTATTAAGGATGATGTACTAAAAGGTTATGAAAACTTCAAAAAGCTATCTGATAAGATTAAAGGTATTGTAGATAGTCTTAACAATATCCCTGATGGATTGGACATTTCATCTAAGATTGAATCAGTTAAAAATGCTCTATCTAAGATTAGTGAACTAGCTACACTTGATATTTTTGGTAAAGATACACCTTTCAATAAAGATGTGACATCAAATATTAAGAGTGTAACTGAGTTTACTAGCAAGCTTAGTAGTATTGCTTCGTCACTTAATGAGATTAACTCAATAGAAGACCTTAGTGGTATTCCTGCTAAGATTGAACAGTTAAGACAAGCACTTCAATCAATCACACAAGCAGGTGAAAACGGTGGAAGTTTAATGTCTATGTTTGATGCCTTTAAAGGTAAATCAGATTATGGTAAACTAGCAGAAGAAGCAAGCAATATGATTAATTCACTTAAGACTATTGCTGACTCTCTATCTCAGATTCCTGACTTGATTAACATTGAAGGTAGTGGTATTGAGACTCGTGTAGCTAAGATTCAATCTGTTCTTAAGTCATTAACTGACAGTGACACAGGAAGCTTTATTCAAGACATTGGTAAGCTTGCTAAAGTGTCAGAAGCTGTAGGTCAAGTAACCTCTGTAGTTAATAGCTTTAAGACAATGGCAGAAACACTCATGACAATCCCAGACCTAATCAATGTAGAAGGTTCAGGTATTGAAACAAGGGTTGCTAAGATTAAATCTGTACTTCAATCTCTTGCTTCTTCAGATGATTCAGGCTTAACTACAAGCTTGCAAAACATTCAGAAGCTATCATCTAATATTATGTCTGCAGTACAAGCAGTAAATAATATATTGATTATTGCTAACGCTATTAATCAATTCCCTGAAGTAAATGCAGATAACTTCAATAACAGTATTAATGCTATTAAGACAGCTATTGAAAGTCTTTCAGGTATCAATGATAATGATGCTATTGTTGGTAACTTAACAAACATCTTAAATACTATCAATCAGATACAATCTGCTCTAGTTCAATTTGCTTCAATGGCTTCCTCACTTGGTCAACAATCAGGAAGTAACTTCTCTAATGGTTTTGTATCAGGACTAGGAAGTAGAATTGTTGATAAGATGAATGAGCAGAAGAATCAGATTGAGAATCTTGGTTGGGAAGCTTTAGGTGCTTCAATCTCTAACAAGATTGCTAATGGTTTTGATGTAAGTTCTGTACTTAATAAAATCCAACAAATTCAATCAGCTATTGATTCTCTTAGAGGTAAGTCAGTTGATATTACTATCAATGAAACTACAGTTAAGAAAACAAAACATGCTGAGCATGGAGGATTGATTGAATACCATTCTACAGGTGGTACAGTTGGTGGAAGACTATTTAAACAACTAGGTACTGATACTGTTCCTGCTATGCTAACTGCAGGTGAGTATGTACTTAAACGTTCAGTATCATCTATGCTAGGTAAGCAATTCCTTGATAACCTAAATCAAATGAATCTTACACAAGCTCTTAAAGCTCTAGCAGGACATACAGGACACTCTGTAGTTAATAACACTACTAACAACATTACTCAAAACGTAGACAATAAAGCTTCATTCATTAATGGATTGAATGAAATTAGGGGGGTAGTTAGACCATGACAACATGTTTAGGTGCTAGGTCAACTTCAGACTTTGTAGCTAGACCAAGACGGTTTATTCAATACAATGACCTAGTGTTTAGTGGTACTGAAGCTATTAATTCTAGTCCTTCAGAAACTATAACTACCAAGTATGAAACTACAGAGTATATGTTCAGAAATGGTAGTTATTGGAAGATTACAGGAGACCAAGTTCTTCTTAAAGATGATAAGATTACTCTAGACATCTCAATCAGAACTACAGACTGGGATATGGTAAACATCCAAGCACACCAAGACTTCATCAAAGACAATCTGCTTACAGTTGGTAAGCTGTGGGCTATTGATACTGGTGGTCAGTTAATATGGTGTAATGCTATCCTAGACTCTTATACACCTACATATGAATGGACTATGAGAGACAATGGATACTTAAGCTTCCAGGTATCATTTACTAACCCTGATGCAGTATGGCACAAGGCAGATGGATATACTACTTTCCTTCTTCCTTATGCTGACTGTAACTTTGTTAATATGATTGCTAGTTGTTTCCAAAACTCTACATGCCAAGCTTTCTGTCAGACTTCAAGAACTATTAATGGTACTTGTGAAGACTGTGCTAAAGATTGCTGTGAGTTATCTAAAGCTATTTCTCTTTGTGAAGTTCAAGGTGATGTATGGTTAAGTTTCTATCAGAAATGTAATAGTGACTACCGTATTATTCATAACTGTGAGCTAGGTAGAGAAAGGTTTGGTAATGAAAGACTTTGGGGTGAATCTCATTGTGATGCTTGTGTAGATGGAGCTTGGTCTACTAAGTTCTATTCAGACACTGTAGTTGAGTCAAGAGATGTAACAATTACTCTACAAGGTAAATTTAAAGACCCTAGAATCATGATTAATGATACTATGGTTAAACTTAAAGGTACTTATGACCAAGGTTATCTATCCATTTCAAGCACTGGATTAGTTCAGTCATTTAGCTGTCCTACAGATGCTTTATGTGGAGAAGCTGAAGTTGTAAGTAATGAGAATCTAACACTGTGTGATAATGTATGGTGGCATATCAAGAGAGGATATAATATCATCTCAGTTGATGGTGTTACTTCAGAATCATTCTGTGTATTTATTGACTATGAAAGGTTGACTATCTAATGAACAAACAATCATCAGTAGGACTTACAGAAGAACTACTTACCAACTTAATCAACACTGTAGCTCTCGAATATCATTTCAGAATTACAGTAGAAAAGTATTATTCATTACTATATGTTAAAGGCACATCAGATGAAGCTGTGAGAGGCTCTCTAACAAAGAAACTGCAGTTTGCGAAGGAAACACTAGAGAGAACTACAGAACAGCGTAGAAGCGTTATGAGAGCCTTACAGAGCCTTTCTACAGATGATGCTAACCCAGACTTGTGGTGTTCCCTTAAACATGCTTCAGTACAAATGATTACTGCTTTTGAAGCATGGCAAGTAGACATGAATAATGTAGAGGTAGAAGAAATCTACCATTCTGCAGTAGAGTTATTTAATGTAGTTGTAGCAGGATTCTTAGGATTCTATCCACAACCATGTAGTGCTTGCTTTGCTGACTCTATCCGTTCTCAAGAAGAGATGAATGAAATCATGTCTAATGTAGAATCTAAACATGAGGACATGTCTGAAGAAGCTGTAATGGCTAGAGCTGTGGAGGTATTCGGTAATGTCCCTGACTCTGTATTGGAAACCAACTAAGGACACTAGACACTACATTACTAATGATGTATTCCTGGGGAACAGTATTAGTGTAAGTCATAAAATTATGGATACACCTAGTATTAGTTTCCAACTTCCTACTGAAGTGCTGATGGATAGTCCTATTCCTGATGCACAATTTGAGTTTGTTCTAACCTTTGATAATGGTCATATCTTTCATGGTATTACTGAAAGAATTGATTCAGACCATGTTACTGGAGTTACTACTATTCAGGCAGTGCATGTAGCTACTGAACTTCAACACAGAAGAGTACCTACAAACTATGCCATCAAAGAACTTACTTTAGGTGAGATATATACTTATGATGAGTATATTAGACCTGCTTCAATGGGTGAAGGTGGAGAGATTATCTCTAACCAAAAACCTAGAGAAGAAGATAAAAAAGATGGTGAGCCTGAAGAAAAGAAAGTTACTAAGACTGGTAATAAGACCATTAACACAGTCTACAATGAGGATGGTAGTAAGACTAAGACAACTACTTATGAGATGTCAGATGGTACTACAAGGGAAGTAGTCAGTCATATTACTAAAGTAGTTACTGGTAAAGGAGCTTATGTTCAAACTACAGTAACAACTAGACCTGATGGTACAGTTACTACTACAGTAACTACTAAAGATGGTTACAACAAAGGTAAGACTGAAGTAACTACTGAAAAACCAAAAGAAGACAAAGATGTAGATAAAGGAGATAACACAACTAAAGATGATGGTATCTCAGTAAACTATGTTGAATTGTCTAAGCTCAGTGGTATGTTCAATGATGAGAATTGGACTTATAAGTTCACTGAAGAAGGTACAGATGATATTGTTATCACTTACCTATTCTCTAACCAGGATAAGCTACAAGCTCTTACAGATGTTTGTAAACAGACTGAGGATGTCTTTTGGAGAGTATCACTTACTGAAGAAAGAACTATTGAGATTGGTAGGTTTGGTCAGTATAAAGAGTTAATGGTCAATGAAACTAACTTGTTAGGTAATGACTTAGTAACTCAAAGAGACTTCACTACCATTACTAACTATGGTATCTATCTTACAGATAAGTCAGACTCAGGTACTACTACTCTTACTCTTAGAGATGTCTATAATAGACCTTACCTACAGAATCCTAACTTCCCTGTTATTATGACTGGTGAAGAAGTAAATACTGAACGTAGTTATGACTATATTGACTTAATTCCTTTTGGAGCTAACAACAATGGTGACTATGCTGTATTGGATAAGGAAGGTTTAGCTCTTGAAGCAGGTAGAGTATATGAACAATCATTCACATCAAATGATGTTCAACCTGTAGCTAACAATAACAAGGAACTATCAGATGAAGACCGTCTTGTAGCTAGTAGACAACTTTACACACAAGCAGTAAGAAAGCTTATCCACAGTAGAAGAAAAGTAGGATATACGTTTGATATTAAAGACTTACCTAATAACTACAATGTAGGAGATAAGGTAAGACTAACATTTGTAGACAGACTTCTTAAGTCAGAGAAATGCTCTAAATACTTTAAGAAGGTAATGACTATGGATGATTACTTCTATATCTCAGAAATCCTAGTTACAACTACTTATGATGGATTCACAAGCTTTAAACTGACAGTAGAGAAGTATCTATACAATGACAAGGAGGTATAAATGCAGACAGAAGCACAGAAGCTTTTAAATGCTGTCAATTCATCTACAGAGAGATGGAAAAGACAAGGATTTCAAAGAAGGTTCTCAGTAACTGACTTGCATGGTATTGAGTATCAATCAGTAATGACAAGTAATGTTCCTGCTCAGTTTTATACTTCTATATCTTATGACTTTGATAAGTTTGCTCACTGGTGGTTTAAGATTATTGTTAGACCATATGGAGTAAAGACAGGACTTAAAGAAGGTGGTTCTACTAAAGGCTCAGCCTTTGGTGGTGATAAGAAATACACTGGTGGTGATATTACTTATGGTGGTAATACACTTCCTGCAAGTTTAGTACAAACTATCCTTGATGGATGTGCTAAGTATAATCTTCTTCCTTCAGGTGTCATTGTTCAACTTTATATTGAATCTAACTGGGGTAACTCAGCAGTAGCTAAAGCAGATAATAACTGGGGTGGTATTACTGGTACAGCAGGTACAAGACCTTCAGGAGTTGTAGTTACTACAGGTAGTGCTAGGCCATCTAATGAAGGTGGTACATATATGCACTTTGCTTCTGTAGATGACTTCCTAATTGACTACATGTACCTACTTGCTGAACAAACTGCAGGTAATAACCAAAAGATGTATAATGTCCAAGGTAAAACTACTTTTGATGAGTTCATAAAAGGACTATTTCAAGTTGGGGGAGCTTTGTTTGATTATGCTGCCGCAGGGTATGCTTCTTACTACTCTTTAGCAAATGATGTAAGGTCAGGTATTAACTCAAACAATGATAATATACTTGATAAGATTGATGCACAGTTACTTCAACCTACAAATGCTTCAGATGGTTCTAATGGTTACTATGACTTAATTGATGGTAATGCCTTTGGAGACATCATTAGGAGTCATTGGGATGGAGCTACAGGAGCTTGGCAACCACATGTAGCTAGGGTTAAAAGAGCTATAGCTATTGCTACTAATACTCCTGAAGAACAATTCATTACCTATCCTGGTCACCAACCTGACCAATCACTAGCAGTAGACTTCATGACTAATGATAACTATAGGCTAGGGGATACTATTGCAGGGTTTGTAATTGAGAACATGGATGAATTAAATATTGACTATGTAATATGGGGTCAGAAGTTCTTCATGAATGTCAATAATATCTATGGACCTGCTAGGGTATGGAGCTTAATGCCTGACAGAGGTAACAAGACTCAGAACCACGGAGACCATGTTCACATATCATTTAAGCCTACTGATAGCATGACTATGGGTACTGTATTCCACTCTTCAGGTGGAGGTGGTCAGTCTGATGGTAACAACAATAGAGGTTCAGGAATGTCTGACTTTGGTGGTATCGTTGGTACTGCTAGTAGTGGTGAACCTAATGGAGCTACAGGAGAGGTACAGACAGCTACAGAGACTATGAAGGTACTTGGTGAGTTAGACTCACTTAAAGGTACTACACTAGGTAATGGTGAGTGTTACGGTCTTGTAGCTTGGTACTCAATGAAACTAGGTGGTGTAGGTCTTGGTGGTGGTATTACTGGTATTACTCATGCCATAGGTGATACACTATCAGCTAGTAACATTGGTGTTGGTTATGACTGGAACGCTGTAGGATGGAAGGTAGTACCTACATCTAGGGAAGCTATGAAGGTAGGTGCTATCTTTACTGAGACCAATCAATATAGTCCTTATGGACATACTGGTGTTATTAAGGCTATCAATGGTGATACAGTTACTACACTAGAGCAGAATGTATCAGGTCAAAGGTTTGTAGTTGAGAGACAAAGAACTATGGATGATATGCTCAGTGGTGGTAGACATCTTATCTATCCTCCTGAAGTAGCAGGTGGTAAGAGTATTGGTAATACTGATGGTTCTCTTACTAGAAACTATGTAGCTAAGTTTGCAGGAGACATCAAGGTTAAGATTGATGGTATTGACTTTACACCTATGTTTAAAGCTCAATATGATGGTAAATGGATTGATAAATACTCAGTATTCCCAGATGATAAACCTAACCACGGTTATGATGTTATGTTAGGAGCTACAGCACTGACTGAAGAACAACAAAAGAAAATCTTTAGAAGTGGTGAGCATCTAGTAGAAATTACAGGTTCAATGCAAGCAGATGTAATCTTAAGAACTTATCTTAAGTACAACCACTTAAACTAGGAGTTACAATGAACTACACCAATATCCTTAGAAAGAAGTCACTTAAGCTATCTGTAGTTAATAGACGGATAGACTTACTAGATAAACACTTACTTAATCATCCTGAAGACTACCAAGCAGTTATCTGTATTCTATATCTTAGGTCAGAAGCTCTTAGAAGAACTAGGGAGATTAAAAGACTTAGTTACTTAGCTAAAGTAGAACTATATAAATAAAGGAGGTACACCGTATGTGTACAAACTGTGGATGTAATAGCTGTAATGAGTGCAATGAATGTTCAGGACAATACAGCTCTAACTGTAAACCTATTCTTGATGTTAATTGTCTTCCTACACTAGGTAGAACATCAAGACATTACTTGTATCGTACACCAGACTCTAAGTTGTGGTATGCAAATGCTAACTGTACTGCTTGGCTTGAATTGACTAGAGATGAAGCTACAGAAACTAATAAGCTTAATGTACTACTAGACTTAACTAATAGAGTCATTGAAGTTGAGAAAGCTATTAAAGCTAAGAATGAAGAAAAACCTACTGAAAAAGATAACACCCTCTCAGAAGCCCTAGAAGCCCTTAAAAAGGAGCTTAAAGACAAGGCTAGTGTAACAGGACTAGAGGAAGTAAACAAAGCAGTAGAGAAGCTCTCAGATGCCTTAAACGCTAAAGAGGACAAAGACACTATCTATGACGACACTGAAGTTAAGAAAGCTATCAATGAACTAAAAGACACTGTAGCTAAGCTTGAAACTAAAGAAGACAAAGATACTGTATTTGACCCTTCAGGATTGGAAGCTAGACTTACTTCTGTAGAAACTAGACTTACTACTTTGGAATCTACAGTGGAAACACTTAGAGTAGCTAAAGAAACTTTAGAAGCTAGGGTTGAGTACCTTGAAGTACAAAGTAGACGAGACAACGACCACTTGTAATAGGAGATAATTAATGGCTATTAAAATTAAAAGAGAAGAGAGAGAAGATAACTTTCCTCTAATCACTGTAACTGACAATAGACCTTATCTTAATTGGACTTATGAAGGTAATTTAGAATCAGATGATATGGTTAAGGAAGTTCTAAACCTACAGAACACTCCTTCATACAATGAAACTATTAGCTCAGTTCTTCTATATGCTCCTTACCTCTATGGTACTCAATGGGCTAGTCTAATTAACTTATTCAATAAACCTATTGTAGGTCTTACTTACGGTGTAGGTGCTATGTTTAAACTTGAAAACCCTGACTATAAAGACACACAAGGTGAGACTAAGTATGGTCTAGTAACTGTCAACAAACCATTGACTATTCAAAAAGATGTTTCATGGGAATCACTTAAAGATTATAATGACAATGGTATTGTCTCTATGATTAACTATAGTGACATTGAACGTAAATAGGAGGTATTAGATGGGTGACTGTATTTCATGGTGTAACCCTGTATTTAAGAGGGTAGAAGCATTGCCTGACCTAGACTATGCAACTAGAAACCATGCCTATATTATGCCTGACAATAAAGCCTATATCCTTAATGAAAGTGGTGATGGCTTTACTGAATTGACATCTACAGCAACTACAGGAGGTACATCTTATGATGATAAGCCTCTTGTAGCTAGAGTAGAAAAACTAGAAGCTAAAGAAGATAAAGATAAACAAACACTGACTCTAAACGGTACTACACTAAGTATTTCAAATGGTAACTCAGTAGAGCTTCCTAAAGGAACTACTTACAAAGCAGGTAATGGTATTACTATTACTGAAGATGGTACTATTAACAACTCTGTAGTTGATACAAACACTAAGTATAGACTTGTAGCTACTTCAAATAACATTGGTGATAAACTAAAAACTCTAACACAATTGGGTGTTAAAGAGTTTAACAGTCTACTCTCTACTAATGCTATTCAAGTTACTTTACCTACACCTAAGTATACTTTTGGTGATAAGGAGTTGTATATTCAATTCCCTAAAATTTCTACTAAAATGTATAAAGGACAAGGTAGTAATGAACAAACAAGAGAGTTCATTATGACTTACTTCACTATTCCAATTAATCAAGCTGAAGTGCTTGGTATTGCTAGAGTAGGTAGATACACATTCCCTGAAGCGTTTGGTAATATCCATGTTATGTATGACCTAAGTACAAATGGTGTTCTTAATCTATCATTCTACTTTGAGTTCTACAAGTTTGACTTAGATAACAATAGAATTATTACTGAAGAACCTACACTAACTGTTCCTGCTTCTTTGGATAACTTAACTACAGGTCTCATGTTTGGAGCTAACTTCCAAGATGAGTACACTATTGAAGTAACTCTAGAAGAACCTAAAGTAGCTCTTGCTGAACTTGTTTATTCTCTGAAGGAGGTGACTGAATAATGCACAATTATGGTATCTTAAAAAGAGATGGTATTACTATTGATAACTCATTAATTAAAGGTGATATTGCAAACCCTTATGATAAAGAGTTCATCAATTCTGTAGCTAAGTATTCTTCAGGGGTTACACTACCTGTGTATAGAAGTGACTATTTTATTGGTGGTGTTAAATATACTGTTAAGAAGAATAAATTTATTCCTTATGAAATAGGTAATAGAGAACCTAAAGTGTTACTTACAGCAAACAGGAATAAAAGTTTTCTTCCTAGGTATACTGTAAATGATACAGGTTTTAATACTTTACTTAAGACTTATGATACTATTGCAGGTGAAGAATTATGTATCATTCATGATGATATCTTAAATGTTCTTGACTATGGAGAATTTACTGTTACAAGGTCATTTGCTTTAGATAATAACATGATGGCTACTTATGTATTACTTAGACAGGATAATCAAACTATCACTCTAAGTGAATCACTTTAAAGGAGGTACTAAATGGCTTGTACTGGATGCAATGATTGTGAATGTATTGAAGCTAAAAATAAAAAAGACATTGAAGACAAGCTAAGAGTCCTTCATGACTTGGTATGTGTTATTGCTAACGCTAACTGTATTGACCTTCCTAGAATCTTATCTAAAGGGTTCTACATGCTATGGTGTATCTTAAGAGACATTCTTAGGATGCAACAAGAGCTAGACCTTACAGTGTTTAAGAAGCGTGATGAAGAGCTTTGTAGAAAGATTTCAGACTTAGCTGTAGAAGTAGAAAAACAACTTACTGCTAACAAAGAAAACTCTAGGATTCTTAATGAATATAACACTAAGCTAGCTCTATACAATGAAGCTATGGAGACTTACAATAGGAACTACAAGCTCTATCAAGATGGTCTAGCAAGCTTTAATAAAGCTAACAAAGATTATGAGACTGCTGTAGCTCAGTATGAAAAAGACAAAGCTAACTATGATAAGCTAAGAAGTGATTATACTACAGCTCTTGCTAAATATAACACTGACTTAGAAGCTTATAGAAAAGTAATGGCTGAGTATGCTAAAGCTGTAGAGAAGTACAACAAAGATATGGCATCATATAACGCTTCTAATAGCGACTATGCACGTCTTAAGTCTGAGTATGATAGAAAGCTTAAGGAATACAATGACAAGCTTAGAGAGGCTGAGAAGGCTGAATCTGACTATCAGACAGCTATTGCTGAATACAACAAAGCTATTAAGCAATGGGAAGCATCTCTTGTAGGTAATATTGGATATACTTTTGAGTTCTCAGAGTTAGATAATACTGGTTCAGACCTTCCTGATGAATACACATTTGATAAGAATACTGGTAACTTTACTATTAAGTCTCCTATCTTTGATGGTGTTGAAAACATTGGTTATTGGGTTCTTAGAGGTAAAGTAGGGTTTGATGCTAGCTACAGTGGTATTACTGGTGGTGTTAATATTAAGGCTAATAGTGTTACTATCCAAGAGGTAAGCTATGATAAGGTATCTCCTAAAGTAGCTTTCTCAGACTTTAGTATTACATACAAGAAACCTAATGGAGCTGTTATCTGGTCTAAATCATATAGAGGACAATCAGCATTTACACAAGCCTTAGATGTTACTTATCCTCTATCACATGATATTAATATCAGTCAAGGACAGTCTCAAACCATTGATTTCTTGTTATATGATGACTTATGGGTAGAAGGTTCTCACAATAAAGTATCACTTAAGATTACTGCTCCTACAATCTCTATGGAAGGTAGACCTAAAGAACCTACTAAGAAGACTGTAGTTGTACCTGAAAGACCTACAGAACCTGTAGCTCCTAATGGTAATAAACCTGTAGAACCAACTAGACCTACACAGACTGAACCTGTTAGACCTAGTGAGCCTACAGTAACAGAACCTATTAGACCTACACAACCTACAGGAACTAAGCCTACAGAGCCTATTAAGCCTACTAGACCTGAAGAACCACAACTCTTTGAGGTTACGGCTATTAGTGTTACATGTGGAGACTTAACTCCTGTACCTAAAGAATTAACAGGAGGTAAATAATGTCTTGTCTAGGACAATGTGGAGACTGTCAATGTGAAAAGATTGATGTCTGTGTAGAGGTAGAACAAAGACAAGATGTAATGGAGAAGAAGCTTAAGGTCTTAAAAGACTATGCTTGTTTACTAGCAAATACATCTTGTGTAGGACTACCTAAGAGACTTGCTCAGTATGCTTACTTTCTATGGTGTTTCCTAAGAGACTTGCTTATTATGGTAGTTAACTTAGACAAACGTGTAGACAATCTATGTGCTGTAGCTAACTGTCATGAAAAGAAACTAAATGCTCTTGTAGACTTCCTAATTGGTAAGCTTAGTGACAAAGTAGAGCTATCTATGAAGTCCAACACTACTGTAGTTGAAACTGGTGGAGGACAAACCTACAGTGTAGTTAAGACTGACACTAATGGTAATTTTACTATTGTATGGAACATGGTTGATACTGGTGAAGTAGGTGTTGGTAATGTTCATGGTAAAGTTATCCATAGCTACACACCTAATAAAGATGGTTCTATCCATGCTAAAATTAGTGCTATCAGAATTGATAAAATTAAGTATGTCAATAAAGCACCTACTACTCATCACAATGGTAGATTCACTATCTATGATATTGATAACAATGTAGTTTTCCAAAAAGGATATGACCCTGGCCAATCTTGGGAACAAGACATCAGTAGAACACTTGAATACAATAAGGAATTTGACCTTAAACCTGAAGGTGGCTCCTCTGATGTTATTAAGATGTTATCTACTCTTGACGAGTGGGTATATGCCCCTACAAGAAGTAGTATTACTGCTCAGTATATTAACCACAACCCTAATATTGGTTTGCCTACTGACCCTTGTAACGTACTATGTGGTGCTTGTGATTGGTCAGATGAAAAGATTGCTGAGCGTAAGCAAAAGGAAGAAGAAGAGAAAAAGAAAAAAGAAGAGGACACTAAACCTAAAGAAGAAGGTAAGTAGAATTGAATATATCAGTTGATATTTTAATGACTACTGTAGGGGGAGCAGTATCAACACTATCTACATGTGTAGGTATTTACATGACAATTAGGAAAAGCATTAGAGAAAGTAGAGAAGAGAGAGTACAGATAATTGCTCATCAAAATCAATTAAATGAAACTCTTACTAGACTTACTAATGATGTCAGAGACTTAATTATTGAGAATGAGACTCAACAGAAGCAATTAGAAGCTACTGAGAGCTTCTCTAAGAGCCACTTTAGGATTGGCTTATATAATGCACTGGTCAAAGCTTTAGAGCGTGGTTACACCTTTGTAGATGAAGCTACAGAGATGGCTAAGATGTATACTATTTATCAGAATAATGGTGGTAATGGTGAAATTAAAATGCTCTATAGTAAGTACGACAAACTAGAAATTAGAGAGGAAAGATACAATGATTTTTAACAACAAAACTTATGACATTCTTAAGTTTGTAGCAATTACATTCATTCCTGCTTTAGCTACCTTTGTAGGTACTGTAGGTATTGCTGTAGGTTATCCTGAAACTACAGGTATTATTGTTACTGTATTGACTGCTTTAGGTTCATTCATTGGTGCTTTGGTAGGTCTATCATCAGCTAGCTACAATAAGGGAGTTAATTAATGAGTTATCAAGACTTTAAAAATACTCACCTTGGTAATGGTTATGACATTGATGGTTGGTTCGGAGACCAATGTTGGGATGGTTTTGCAGAATACTGTAAATATCTTGGTTATCCTGTAATCAACTGTACTGACAGTGGTTATGCACAAGACCTATGGACTCAAAGACATAGTAATGGTATTCTTAACTACTTTGATGAAGTTGAAGTAATGCAAGCAGGAGATGTAGCTATCTTTGATGTTACACCTTCTACACCTTACTCTCATGTAGCTATCTTTGATAGTGATGCAGGTAATGGATATGGTTACTTCTTAGGTCAGAATCAAGGTGGAGAACAAAAGAATCCTAATGGTGGTGGAGTATTCAACATTGTAGCTCTTCCTTACTCAGCTACATTTGCTACTGCTTTTAGACCTAAACCATCTAATAACAATCCACAAGTAATTACTAACAGCTCAGAACCATCTCCTGTAGCTAGTGGTCTTAAAAAGGATGATTACTTTATTGATGTATCAGCTTACCAACCTGCAGACTTAACAGATATCTGTAATGCTAGTGGTACTAGAAATACTATTATTAAGGTATCTGAAGGTATTGGATGGTTAAGCCCTGTAGCTACTCAACAAACTAATACAAGTAATTGTGTAGGGTATTATCACTTTGCTAGATTCGGTGGAGATGTAGGTTTAGCACAAGCTGAAGCTGACTTCTTTATTAACAATCTACCAAGTAAGCCTAGATACCTAGTATGTGACTATGAAGATAGTGCTAGTGGTAATGCACAAGCTAACACTGATGCTGTACTAGCCTTTATGGACAAGTGTAAACAAGCAGGCTTTGAACCTATTTACTATAGCTACAAGCCTTATACACTAGCAAATGTCTATATTGACCAAGTAACAGCTAAGTATCCTAATAGTTTATGGATTGCAGGTTATCCTAACTATGAGGTAACACCTACTCCTTATTGGGGTGTATATCCTAGTATGGAACACATGAGATGGTGGCAGTTTACATCTACAGGTATTGCAGGTGGACTAGACAAGAATATTGTATTGATTGATGATGAAGTAACATCATCTAGTATTGAAGAAGAGGATGAAAACATGAACTTTGTTGTAAGAAACCAAACTGGTGATAGTGGTTATGTAGCTGTAGTTAACGGTAGAGTATTTGGTATTGGTGATATGGAAACTGTATTCCAACTACAGAATGCAGGAGCTAAACACCTTAATCTTCCTGATGCTGACTTTGGTAGATTCATTGACAGTCAATCAAGAGATGCACAAGAGATTAAACAAGCTATTGCTGATGCTAATGCTAAAGTGGTAGAAGCTATTGAAAAGATTAAAGCTACATCAGTACAAGATGCTCTTGGTAAAGTTACTATTAAAGGTAACTTGGAAGTATCAAACGAGGGGTAATAATGAAGAAACTAATTGCTACTCTAACTGTTTTACTTGCCCTTGGTGTAGCTACTGTAGCTCATGCAAGTGTAACAAGTAACTATAACCCTGACACTAGGTATAATAGATATGGTTATAACTCTAACAGTAATGATGGTAGAGTCATTAACCGTTCTACAAGTGGTGCTTTCCTTACTCCTTATGACAACTACAGAGTCTATAACTTTGTTAGTGAAACAAAGAATAATGATGGTACTGTAACTAGACTATGGCAACCTAAGAAAGAAGTAGCAGTTATTACTGACTATAACTCCTTCTCTTATGCCAATGATGGTGCTAAGGTCTATAACTTTGATGAATTTGGTAATCAATTACCTGAAGAATCAACAGACTTTAAGTCACTAGAATTTCTAGGTGAGTTTAGTATTAACAGTTGGACTGCTTACAGATTCTGGAAATAGTGGTATAATAGGCTTATAGCCACATCACTATAAAATTAAAAGGAGTAAATCACCTCCCCAACTAGGTCAACTGGGTTACAATGACTTAGTGGCTATATAAGGCTCTTAGAAGACGTTCTAAGGGTCTTTTCTTATACCCTAGTATATTTACCCTAGGAAGCTACTAGAATTGATTACAGAGCAAATTAGGGCACAATAAAAGGCTATAGAGATAAATCTATAGCCAGTGAAATTTTCCACAATCTACATGTGAGTTTGAAAAGCGTTGTTATTTGTTAAGTATTAAGTGATAATTGTTCTTTGTTTTCAAGTATTATTTTAGTTTTTATTGTTGTTCAAGCACTAAAAACTAAGGTAATTTATTCTAGTTGTTTTCTAGTGACTTGATACGTTCAAGTCGTTTCTCTGTAGCTTTGGCAATTAAACCAAGTACAAATGATAGTGTAACAATGGCAATCCATAGAATACCAATGATAGCACTAATGAAATAGAATAAGTCCTTTAAATCCATCATTCACCACCTTCCATTGTTTCCAGTACATATCTACCCATAAGGATAGCATCAGCTTCATCATCATTAATTTCAGCACTAATTAGGAATAGTGTTTCAGCTACAGAAATAGATGTTTGTTTCTGTTCATCCCTTGTAGCTTTACCTTTACCTAAACCGAAGTGTTTCTTCCAAGTATTAGGGAATACTTGAATAAGTTCTGCATTAGGTAACTGACCTAACAGTATACCTTGTGCTAGACACAGTTTCTTAACTGTCTTGATGTTTTTAAGAAAGAAAGTATCTTCAATAACTACAGTATCAATATTGAAATCTCTACTTAATTCAGTTACTTTATCAGCCATCTTTCTTACTCTAGTTAACCAGTCCTTACCTGTAGGTTTAATAAAACCATACTGAGTAAGTTTATCACCTACATACAAGGCATAACCAGTGCTTGTAGTTGATACATCAAGAGCTAAGATTGTTTGTTCTTGTGTTTCCATTTAGTACCTTCTCCTTTAGCCCTTAGATACCGTCTGTAAGGCTGTGTAATGCCTATATTAAGCTTCTCAGCTAGTTTATAGGCTAGATGGTTCTCAGCTATTATCTCATACAAGTCAGCTTGTCTTTGTCTTATCTGTCTTAACCTCTTTGTATAAAACCTTTGCTGAGACGAACCATTCCTATACTCCTTCTTAAGCTTTTTGATTTTGTTGTATTCCTTTTCTAAAGCTATGTATTTATTCATAGCTTTGTAAGCTTCAGGAGACTTATCAACCTTACTTGTACCTCTAACTCTAGGTAGTTTATCCTTAGAGCCTTTAGGTCTACCTGTATGTTTAAGAATTGGTATATACCACTACTACAACACTGTCTTTACCACTCCCAAAAGCAGAAATTTGTTTGACAGTTTTGTTGTTATTTTTGATTAGGTACTGATTAATTTTAAATTCAACATCTAACAAGTTACCTTGATAGAATTGAACATTATCTTTAGGGAACATACTTACAATATCTTCTTCATTGAACCATTTATTAGTTCCTTCAATATTGACAGCATAAGCTCCCTTACCAATGTTAGTAACTACACCTTTTTTACCATCTGCAATTACTAACTGTCCTAGACTAAAAGTCAATATTACCACCTCCACAATTAAGTTTATATGGCAGATACTTAGAGGTAACTACATCATCTCCATAATCTTTAGCACTTTCAATAGCTTCTTCAAGAATCTGTAGCTTAGTTTCTTGGTAGTCAGCTAAGTGAATTAGGTAAGACTCAATACACTGTGGTTTCTCTCCAAAGTCTCCATGATGTTGACCAATAATAGCCATCAAACGAAGGTAAGTACCCATAGAATACTTAGATAGAATGTCAGCTTCTAGTTTAGTAAGTAGATGAATACCAAACAGTGTATGAGGTACAAATGAGTTCTCATGTCTCATACCATTCAAGTATTCAAATGACTTACCAAAGTCATGAATGATACAACCAATGATGAGAGCAGGCATGTCAACACTATTTTTGATGTTATTGTAGAATACATCAGTACTATCCCCACCAAACATAAAGCTACATAGCTGAGAGAATACCTTAACTGTATGAGCAGGTAGTCCTCCTTCATAAGCATCATGGACACTAACAGCACAGTAGCCTTCTAAGAAGCCTGGTGTAGCTTTCTTAATTAATTCTACAGCATAATAGATATAACTAACTACAGGGCTCGTATGGTCTCCTGTGACTTGTGTGAATACATCTTCTAATGCATTTGCAAATTCCATATAATCATTATACTTAATCTTACTCATCTTCTTCCACCTTAACTGTTAGCTTGAATCCTTTAGCAACATCACCTGTAATACTATCTACACAATCTGTAGTTGCAAACAAGTCTGACAAAATTACATTTGTAAACAAGTCATGAGAATTAAATAAATTATGAACAGCAGTAGACAAGATAAGCTTATCACCATCTTCCTCTACTTCATTAAGAACTTGTGCTTCCAAAACAAGACGCATGAACAAAGCAGATAGGTTAGTAAGTGGGTGATGGATTTTAACAACTTCATTACCATCACTGTTTGTAACAGTAATTGGTTGCGGTTCTACTTCCAAGTATTTTTCCATAAGAATGTTATCAATAACTGCAATAAGCATCTTACCATTGTCAACAACATACTCTTCAGGATGAATTTCATCATCACCTACAAGTAGTCTATTAAGGCTCTTGTAGTTCCCAATAGAGATAAGTTGTTCACTGTGAATTTTCTTGTCATTTTGATATAGGTTGATAGTGTAAAGATAGTTCATTTTTAAATTTCCTTTTCTGTTAATCATGTTTACCCCAAGCTGAACCAATTTCAATATCAGCTACAAGAGGTACTGTAATTTCAATATCACACAATTCAAGAATACTAGGATTCTCCATGTGTTCTTTTACTTTCTTAGCATATTCTTCAGCAACATCTTCATCAGCTTCTACTAGGATGGCATCATGTACTGAACCAATAATCTTGTACTTAGACTTATCCATAGTTTCATCTTCAAGAATATCTGCTAAAGCACTAATTACTAAATCACTTGCAAATCCTTGGACAGGTGTATTAATAGCTTGTCTTTCAGCTTCACTAACATCTTTCCAATTTCTGCTCTTAAGGTTAGGTAAGAATCTCTTACGTCCAATAGGACTATAAGTATATCCATACTTCTTAGCATATTCTACAAATTTCTTGTGCATATCCAGTAGTTTAGGATATGAGTTAAAGAAATCATCTCGAATATCCTCAGCTTCTTCTAGAGTAATATTCATTCCATAGCCTTTAGCATACTCCTGGTAAGTCTTAGCTGACATACCATACAAGAGACCAAAGTTTGCTGATTTGGCTTCAGTACGCCATCTCTTAGCTTCCTGGGCATCTTTAGGTTTCTTACCACCTTTAATTAATTCCATTGTTTTTTGGTGCAAGTCACTTCCTGATTGATAAGCATGTATCATGTTTTCATCACCAGAGAATATACTAGCTACACGCAACTCAGCTTGTGACATATCCACTTCAATGAATTTTCTGCCTTTAGGACATGTAATTACATTCCTAAGTGTAGACTCCTGGGGCACCTGTTGGATGTTAGGATTCTTACAAGTAGTCCTTCCAGTGTCTGCAGTAATGTTAAAGCTTGGATGTAGCTTACCATCATATTGTGATAATTCTTCCCACTTATCAACAAACTGTAGTTGTTTAGTAAGCTTATTATATCTAAGCAAAACATCTAGTATTTCATGTTTTCCTTCTTTTGACCATTCCTCTAACTGGGATTGATTGACTTGTGGTTGTCCACCTTTAGTCATGTGTTTAGTCTCCCAACCTAACACCTCACAGAATAGTCTTACTTTTTGTTGAGCTGAGTTAAAGTTGTCTACTTCAGCTTCTTTAACTATATCAAATGAGTATAGTTCCTTTTCAACTTCTTTAAGCTCAGTCTCTATTGTAGCTCTGGTCTCTCCCAATAAACCAAAGTCTATTGTAACCCCTTCTTTTTCTACCTCAATATAGGCATTATAAGCTCTTACTTCATGTCTATAAACCTTAAGTAGTTTATAAGCTTTGACTTTAGGATATAGGTAATTATAGAGTCTGAATCCATATACAGTATCCCCCATACCATACTTAATAAGAGTCATTCTTCTTTCTTCCAAGACACGCTCAGACACTTTAGAGTAATATTCAAGTACCTTACCATAATCAGTACCATCATCTACAAACTTAATAAGCATCTGTGGTTTATCTAAGAATAAACTACCATTCAAATCTTCATATAGAGCTTCAATCATTTTGTTATATGGTGTAAGTTTTTTAAGCTCCGTATTTTCTAAAGCCCACTCTTTAAGTTCTTTCTTAACACTAGCTACAGTTACCTTTTTATTAGACTTCTTAGTTTCCTTGTCAATATCGTAGTCAATACCAAAGTATTTCTTTACAAGGTACTTAAGTTTAAGTTTAGGTTCTGTAAGCATGTGAGCAAGAATTTGAGTATCACCAAAGAGTTTAAGCTCTAGTCCACACTTTCTGTAGAAGAATAGACTATCAAACTTACCACCATGAGTAATAATTTTAAACTGATTCAAGAACTTAGCAATATATTCTAGTTCTTCATAGTTACCATCAACCCAAAGTACATAAGTGTTTTCACTTTCATCTGTAATTTGAATTGACTTAATTTCATCAGCTATATTATTTAGTCCTGTAGTTTCAATATCAACATAAATTTTCTTAGTATTACTAAGGTCTATTGTTGTACCGTCCTTAAAACGCTCTAATTCGCCTTCTGATGGCTTGTAAAACGTTTCTAGTGTTGTTGTATAGGTAGGATGTTTAGCACGCTTAGAACGCTTCTCAGAGCTTCTGAGAGCCTTCTGCTTTTTTGGCTTTGTTTCTTCCTCCACAACTTCAACTACAGACTCTTTCTTTTTAGCTTTCTTAGCTTTTTTCTTTTTCAATCTCTCTTTACGAGTATTAATAGGCTTATCAGGTTTATCTTCAATAAATTCATTACCAAAATCATCATCAAGGTTTAGAGTCATTTTAAGGTTATCATCAATTCTGATAGTACCTTCAGAGCCAATATGATTACGGAAACGGTTAAACATCTTAACCTTCCTTACTACAGTTCTACGAGGTGGTTGTAGCATAATTAAAGACTCATACCATCCTTCAAAGAATCCTGAACCATTAATATCACTTGTAGATAATTCTGATGAACCATCTGTTTTTCTTGTGTGGTGAACAAGAATAATACTACAACCAGTTTCTTTTCTAAGTTCTGTAAGAGTTCTTAACTTAGGTGTAACATCTACTTGATGGTTCATATTACCACTACCAAACAAGAGATATAGAGGGTCAATAACAAGCATCTTGATACTGTTTTCAATGATAGTACGTTTAAGAACTTCAATATTATCAAGATTAATACTTGACTGAACATAGTAGATAGGTAAATCTGTAGTTCCTGCAATGTTCATCATCCTAGATTTTTCTGCAACTAGACTATTCTCACCCTGCAAAATAAGTACACCACCTTGAATAACCTTACGACCATCAAATGGTTTACCACTAGCTACAGCTACAGCCATGTTAGTAATTAGAGTTGACTTGTAGCTTTTAGGGGGTGCTACAATCAATCCTACTGAGTCATATTCCCAAAGACCTTCAATGAGCCATTCTTCACCATGCTCACCTTCTTTAACATCATTGATACCAATGATATGTACTTCATCTTCAGAAATATTAATTGAACTACTAAGTTTCTTTCTACGTTTAGTCTTTGACTTAATTCTTAATAGAACCTTATCAATTTCATCTCTATCCCACTTGTCTTGTTCTGTAGACATAACTACAAACTTAACTTCAGAAGACTTAGCACCTTGTTCATATAGAGCTTTAGCAATAGCGTATACATAAGCACTACGGTCAGTAATTTCTCTATCTACTAGAGGTTTGACTTCATACTTTTTGTAAAGCTCTTCCAGGTCATAGTCTTTATTAGGGATTCTTTTGCTCTTAACCTTCTTCTTTTTAGTACCTTTTTTGTATTTATCAAATTCAAGAATTTCAAAAATATCCTGTCTACGGTACACAGTACCATCACCTTTAGGTTCTGATACCTCTTGAGGTGTAGCATACTTATGGTTAATTGTAGTTGGAATCCTATACAAATGAACAATATCACTTGCAGAATCAAACTTAAATTTTTTAACCATAGCTCTAGCTAAGACTTCATAGTCTTTAGGAGCAATAACTTTATCACTTATCCAAAGACCTTGATATTTATTGGGACTTGTTTCCCAATAATAGCTAGGTTTAAATTCTTCAGGAATATCAGCACCATCAATATCAGCTACAAGGAATCTAGTAGGTTTAGCATTCTCTAGTAGTCTATCATCTCCATCAATAGGAGAATAACACATGAATACATTGTAATCATCCTTGTATTCTTCAATATACTCATCAATTTCATCAAGAGTAATAGTACCACTGTTAAACTGCCCACTTGATGCCAAGAGACCTACATGGATTTCATCATCCTTACCAAAGTTTAGAGATAGTACATCCTTAAATTTTTTATCTAATGGCATCTTAGTACCCCTATCCTTCCTTAATTAACAAACTTTCAATAAATTCATTTGTAGCTTCTTCTTTAGTAACATCTTTTAAAAGATTCAAGTATCCCTCAAAAAACCAACAACGGTCATCCAATAAAGTATTACCAGTAAATCCAAAGAAAGAATAAGCACCATGTAAACCATTATCTACATCTTTACTAATAAATATAATATTATTAGCATTACCATACACCAAGATACCATATAAATTGTGGTGTTGGTCTTTAACATACTTAGCCTTATACTTCTTACCATAAATTTCTACAGTAAGTGGGTACTCATCAATAACATCAGTAGAACCAAAACCACCAATACGTTCTGTAGTTACAGTATCGTCACCAATATTTACACTGTGAAAGATACCTTGAGCAATAGCTTCACCTTTTTTAATGGTAATTGCTTCATAACCAATATTAAGTAAAGCAATTTTAATAGTATTACCTGTAGCAAAGTAATCAGAATCAATTACACCTACACCTAATGGATTGATTAATCTTTTTTGAGCAAAGCTAGAACGACCATAAATTCCTAACCATAAATCATTAGAGAAATCACAAGCTACAAGCGAGTCAATAATAACTGTTTCCTTTGGTGCAATAGTAACTTTATTAGGTGCTTTAAAATCATAACCTACTGAGTTTTTTGTAGCACGTTCAGGAAGCAGTCTATCGTCCTTTGTATGCCATTTAATATAACTCATTAATATAATCCTCCACTAGACATTTAATCTTGATTACAAGCTGTTTCTGAGCGTCTGGTGACACTACATGTAAACGACTAGCATAATATAGAATTACCATTTGTGAGATATCCATATCTTGATAGTCAATTACTTGTGGTACTTCATAAGTAAAACAGCTAGGTCTTTCATAAATTCTTCTTAGTTTAATTCGCTTATGTAAAAACTCTAAAGCTTTTTCTAGGTCTTGCTTACCACCCTTATATTTATGTCTCCAAACATACTTAATAGCTGTAGCTACAAAATAGTCTAGGTCATACTTAGCAATGAAATCCCAACATTCTACTTTGTTAGCATTATAGCGTTTTGGGTTATGTACTTCAGAATCAGAAATTTTTTCTTCCTCTTGTTCCAAGATAACTACTTTATTACCTTTAGACATGTTAAATAATTTAGAAGTATTAAGTGGTTGATAAACTACATGATATTCTTGAATGTCTACACATACCAAAGGTTCATTACTATACCCAGGTTCATCTACACGAAAGATGTCTCCTATTTTCAATTCATTTGCCTGCATTTAGAAGCTCCCTTCAATGAGAAATTCTTCTTCAGTAACTCCTGCAATTTCAGCAAGTTTTTTGATTGATGAATCAGATGCAAGTTTTTTCTGATTGACATAGTTTTGAATAGTAGTATGACTCACACCTAAAGCTTTAGCAAGTTTAAGCTGAGTCCATCCTTGTACATATAAGAGTTTAGAAATATTGTAAGCAATAGCTTGCATTTTTTCTTCTTTACTCTTCGTCATCCTCTTCCTCTTCTTCGTCCTCGTCTTCTTCCTCATCATCATCTTCAAGGTCATCTTCATCACCAAGTGGGAGATAATCCTTAATTTCTTTAAACTTAGGATTCCCTTCTTGTGGTGCTACTTCAACATTCAATGATTCACCGATAAGGTCTTCAGAATCAATTTCATCTACAGTAACATCAAAGTCTTCAAAACCAACAGCACGAACCATACTTTGGAACAATTGACCTGAGATATAGTTGTCAAAGAAATTACTTGACATTGTAAGTGACTTACCTACAAAGGTTACTTGTGTAGCAGGTTTCTTGTCTTTACCAAGTTTTACACGTTTGATTTTTGTGATTTTTACTTCATGGATACCATCCTTGATACCCTCTGCGTTTTCAAATTTGATTTTCATTACTCTTTATCTCCTTTAGATTTTTTTATTTTTTTTGTTTTAACTGTTTGAGCAGATGAGTTTTCAGTCACTCCTAGGACTTTATTGATATCATCCCAAGTTGGGTTGATTAGTTTATCAGGAACAGAATTTTTTTCTGGTGTTCGCACCTTCAAAGTATAGATATTAGAGTCCTGTAATTGGATTCCATAATAAGTAACTTTTTTAGGTTTACCATCAACTTTTTCTTTTTTCTGATATGTTCGTGCGTTAGCTACAAGAGAACATGAAGCTAGCAAATAATCACGGATAGAACCTTGTAAGTCTGCTGTGATAATTTTAGGTAGTTCTTCATCCTCATCTTCAAGATTAATTTGTTTCTCTTGACAGATAACATAAATATTTTTACCTGCATTTGCAAAACGAACCAATCTATCAATGACTGAAATCATTTCCTCTTTAGCATATCCGTATAACTGTAGAGTCATGCGTTTAGCTTTCTTGTCGTTCTCAATGAGATGGTCATATAAGAACTGTTGGATTTTAGTTAGGTGGTCAATAGCAAAGCTATCATAATTTTTTACCTCATCTAAAACCTCAAGAAAGTCTTCCCATGATTCTACTGTAGCTACATCAACTGTCTGTCCTGATTCAGTTACATCATTCATGATTGTAGACAAACCATTGTCAGCATCAGCAACTAAAATTTTTCCTGGCATGGAAGAGATAATTTTTGTTTTACCTTTTCCTGGCATGCCATAGATAGTAGTAAGATTATGTGGTTTAATCTCACTCAGTTTTTTCAACTTAACCATGTGTTTACTCCTTTAAAAAATTTTTACCTAAAAGGTAATGACAGCCAAGGGAGTTGAACCCCTGTAGCACACAAGACAAATGAAAATGTACGTTATGAAATAAAGAAAGGTAAAATTAGTTTTAGAACAGTTGTGCTTTAACCTTTACTGTCTTAGTAGGGAATAAATCCCTAAAATTATTTTTTGAAATTTTTTCTGTAGTGCTTATCAATTAAAGCACTACGTTTATTATTTGTAGCTGTACTATTAAACCCTGATAGATTCCAAGCTACAATAACTAGGAAGGCTAAACAAAGGCAATATAGTGGGTGAGCTACAATGTAGTTAATAATATCAATCATTTTTATTCCTCCTTGTAGATAATCAAAGCCGAATTATTATAATAAGTTCCACTAACACCACCATCAGCAACAGCAGAAATATTTGACTGATATTTAATATCAATAACTTCAATACTAGGATTTTCTTCCAAGAAATCATTAATTAAATCATCAATTTCTTCAGGGTCAAGAAAATTTTGACTAGTTACTAAATATTTAGTTTTAATCATTTAAAGTAACTCCAAAACCTCTGTAAGTTGACTATCAAATACCCACCCAAAACCTGATTCTTCAAGTTCTTTCTTAGTGAATGTTGTTTGAAAAATTCTATTTTCTAACACCGAGTCAATAGACCAATGTCTTGAACTTGTATCATAGTTTAGATAATAATCATCAATACTAGCTATATCCCTAAATCTTACTTTATATAATTTTTGTTTAGTCATTTTCTACCTCAATAATATTTACACCTTCACTACCAAATACCCAACCAAAAGAATTTTTTTCAAGAAACTCTCTTGTAAATTGTGTTTGAAAATATTTTGATTCATCCTTACTACTTAGTTTAAAAATTTTTGCTTCTACTTCATAGTTAAGATAACCATAAACATCACCAAGATTTTTAAATTTAACAAGAAATTTTTTTTCTTCAACCTTATAGCCATTTATCCAAGCAAGAGCAAATTTTTCTTGATTACTACCAACAGAAAAGTAATCATCCATATAATCAGTAAATTTACCAGTTACACAAGATATTTTTAGAGAACCAAGTAAAGTATAATTGTTCCTTTTCATATACTCTAGATATTGTGCTACCTCATCAGGTAGTTTAACTAAATCTTTTTCTTCCATGATGTTTACTCCTTATTTTATATTAATACCCTTTTATTGTATCACTAAGAGTTGCAAAATGCAACCCTAAACTAAAAATTTTTTCAAATTCCTTTGAAAAGTGTTGTAATGCCTATATGTAAGGCTTCAGCAATATTTTTTATTTTTACTAAAGTCGGATTTATTCCTTGACTTTTTAAGTTTGAGATATGATTGGGTGATTTACCTAATTTAAGTGATAATTTAGTAACTGTAGTTCCTCTACGGTTACACATATCTACAACATTATCCCAAAATTTTTTTACTGCTTCTTCATCATTCAAAAATTCTTTTTTCAATCAAATACTCCCTAATATATAAAGTGCTAACAAACTAATAGCTACAAATAAGCCTGCCCAAGAAAACCAATTATAAAAACTTTTTTCATCATCAACAAAAAATGTTGAAAAGCCTAGTATAATCAACATAGGAATTATTTTATCTTTCATTATTCATCCTCTTCAACTAGAATATAAGTAATAGGGTAGCCGTTAGTATCATCAGGTATGAGTTGATACCCTACAATATTGATTTTTCCTTTGCTGTTTTTGGTTAACTCATTAAGTTTATCAACTGCCGAACCCTCTCGACCATCATAAAATTCATGAAATTTTTTCTGATTGTCACTCAAACGATTGTTAGTATATCCAAGCAAATATCCTTCCGTCACCTCAAAATAATCAGCAAATTCCTTTAATTTGTCGGTTCTAATTTGAGCTTCCCCACATTCCCAACGTCGCCACGTTCTTACGTCGACCCCAAAAATTTTAGCTACCATTTTCTGATATAACTTTTTTTCTTTGCGTAACTCTTTCAGCCTATTCATATTCTTCTTCCTCGATTCCTGTAATCTTGATTCTGTTTTCTTCCTCAAAACCATGAACAAGTTCATCCATGTAAGGAGTACCATAATCAGATTTTTTGAAAATAGCATAGTCAGGATGATTGATAATAATTTCAATCGTAGAAAGAAAGTCCTCAACTACTTTATTAACAATTTTTTCATTATAGTTGATTTTGAACTGATGGAAATGATAACCTCTACCAGTAATTTTCTCTCTCGGATTGATACAGTCATAGACAAAGCCTTGCACATTGTAGCCTAAAATTTCTTTCATGACATACATATACACATTACACTGTAGTTCCAAACGTAGGTTCTCAAAGCGTGGTTTATTACTGTAGGTCTTATAATCAACCAACCAAATTCCACCGTCAACATCACAAACTACAGCGTCTATGTAGCCTTGAAAATGCTGTCCTGGGAGATACTCAGATAAATCCCATTCAATCAATTTTTCAGTTTCTATGACTGTTCCAATGGATTCTACACCATTGTAATGATTAAGATATTTTTCAGCTACACGGATACCGTCAGCAACACCTTTTTCTGACAAGCCTTCTTTACTTGCCCATAAATCAATGGATAATAGAATACTGTGCAAGCTCACACCATTACCAATACATTCTAAAATATGGTGTAGTGTAGTTCCTCGGTCTAATGCGTCTTGCCAAGGGCTAGGCTTTGATAGACCTTTAATATAGTGACAGTAAAAATCCCAAGGGCTTTCAAGCCACTTGTTTACTCGACTAACTGACCAAGTGTTTCCACAAGGCAGTTCATCAGGAACATCAACTACATTATCACGGTAAAAGTCTAGTTTCAATACCCTTTGTAGCTTCCTAAAATTCTTTGTCTTGCTTGTCAATCCTCTTTGTTTCCATTGGTTGACACTACTAGCACTAACACCTAATGCTTTGGCAAAGACTTTGTTAGTAAGACCATACTTATCCATATAGTCCCTGACTTGTTTTGCTTCAATAGTTTCAAAAGTCATTCTTTATCCTCTCTAATTTCAAGCAAGCTTAAGCAATCTAAAACAGCAATTTCACGGTTATAAATTGCTTTTGCTTGTGCTAGCTTGTTCTTTTCTTCCTCTTTTAGCTTGTCAAAGTGTTCTGAAAAGAGTTCTCTTGCCTTATCATCATCATCTGCTAATAGGTATAAAAAGCTATTATTTTGTAAAGGACTTTTAAGAACAATTCCAGATTCTTCTTTCTTAAGAATAGACTTAAATCTGTAAGTAAAGTATCTAATACCCTTTTGAGATACAATCTTGAAAGACTTTTCTCTTTCAATTACATAGATAGGGGTTTTTTCAATAAATCCCCTATTTCTATTAGTCTGATACTCATAGATAATAATAGGGTCTTTATAAACCCTATGTTTTCGCTTTGTTTCAATAATCATTTATAACTCCTTAAATTTAATAGCTAGTATCCTAGCTTATAGCACCTAGACCCCTGACAGTCTAGTGTAAGCCTATTACTTAAATGCTCTTAAACCCCTCTAAAATGGCTTGTAATCAATCCTAGACCCTAGGCAGTGTATTACTACCTAAGTCATGCTTAACGCTCTCAAAAGCCTTTTTACGAGCAATATGAGACTGCTCCCATTGTCTAGCTGATTCTTCCCAACTAGGTCTATAGGGTGCGTGATACACCTCTTTATTTTCTTGTTTCTTAAATAGATTAAGCATTTTATCTCTCCTTAAATTTTGTTAAATCGTTTAACCATAGCTTTTGTAACAATAATAATCAAACTACAGTCACTTAGCTCACTATCTGAAATAGGTTTTCTTATTTCAGCTATTTCATGACGAGAACACTGACTGAACACCTCTATATAATAATATAGAGCCATTTTGTTGGTAACAGAAATACGTTTGTATTCTGTTTTAAGGTGATATGAATCACCATTTTTCAATTTAATAATAAAGTTTTCCATAGTCCACCCCCAAAATTAATAGAACCATAGCACCTAACACAATACTGCCTACCATTTTATTGTCTCCTTATTTATCCATTCTTAAACTACAGATATTCTGTAGCTTCCACTATAACCAACTTATCAAAAGTATCAGGAAAGAGCTGTTTATATTCTTTCTCAGCTACTTTTACACTAGGGTATTCACCTAATGCAAGTACACCTTTTTCTTTACTCTTAACTACAACCAGAACCATTAGATGATGAAATCCTCTAAAGTCTTCTTTCCAACAAATTGAGCCTTTACATGAAATTCATCTCGGCTTGGTTTGTAGCTAACGTAGAAATCCTTACGACCACAATAATTAAATAGTTGAAACAATGCGTCACGGTCAGACTTAGATTGACCATATACATGGGCAACCAAAGGGAAAGAACTAAACTGTTCAATGATAACAATGTTAGTACCCCAATGGTCTAACTCAAAAATATCCTTCTCTTTGTTGTAACGAGCTTGCCATTGTGATTCTAGCTCGCCATAATATCCCTGACCAAAAGACATTCTTGCATTTTTATTTGCAAATCCTTCTTTGACTGCTTTATTAATGATTGTTTCTAGTTGTTTTGACATTTTATATCTCCTTATTTCTTAAGCTTAATTATATGATACACTATACTGTATCTATTGTCAACAATAAAATGCAAATATTTTTAAAAAATATCAATTTTTGCTGATTTTAATTCTAAAAGTAGGTCAAAACGGATAGCGTTAATACGTTTCAACATTTCCTTTTCATTGTAGTTAGGTGTCATGTGGTCATAAGCCACAAGACATTTGTGACAAATGTCACTTAAATTGTCTTTAGTTTCAATACTAATATCAAAAATTTGTGATACATGAAAACAAATCTCTCTAATGTTGTCTAATGTAGCTACACTCACCACATTATCTTTTCTATCCTCATTAAATTGGCTTACACGTCTAGTAAGCCCCATAATCATGAATGCGTTTGACATAATATTTACCTCTCTTAATTGCTTTATCATTTCATCTGTCTTGTCTGTTCAATGTAACAGTTGTTCCCAAGTTACCAAAGTATTCTAAAGTGTTTAATCATCATTGTAGCTTGATTTTGGCTTGTCTCACTAGCTCTATGCCTATTATCATAAATAGGGTAGTCACTAGATTATTGATAGCTCCTAGGATAGCTTATCCTATATACCCCCTTATCCCTTGCAAGATAAGAGTTAGGCTTTAACCTAAAGGGGTTTAATATTTGATGGCTTCTTTAAACTCATCATCAGTGAGTTCTTTAAAGCCAATAGCTTCTTTTTGTGCTTTAATACGTTTAACCTCTTTCTGAGTAACGTTTTCAAGTACGTGATATTCAGCGTATCGAGGAGTAGCCACTGTGCTTGCTGTCCACCCTGAATACATTGTATCATTTACAATGTCAACGAGAAGAAATAGACGGCTTCCGTACTTGTTGTATTTGCTGATATAAAGCTCAGCATTTGAGTAACTAAATTTAGTATTTGTGTTTTCCATTTTCATTTACCATTGAGCTACTCTTTTGTAGCTCCCTTTCCTTATTTACATATTCATTATACACCATACTGTATCTTATGTCAACACTTTTCTGTATAAATTTTAAATTAATTTTATTAGGCTTATTTCAAGCCTTAAGGATAGAGAACTCTTGCAAGTTCCCTGTCAGCTTGATTACTGAATATCCAAAGTAATGGTGTAATCTTTACCGTGTAAATTAAATACACCATTATCAATAGAATTGTAAGGGATAATCAATCCATTACTAATATCTAATTCCTTGACACCTTTCATAAGAAGGATAGCGTCCCCATAGGGGATATAATTAACTTTGATTCCATTAATTGTAGCTTGTTTCATGGTATCCACCTTTCTTTATTTGTAAATCATTAACTAACTTACACTAACTATTATACAGAATAATGTATCTAATGTCAATAGGTTTTTGAAAAAAGTTTAAAATTTATTTTGAGACCATTTTGGATCCATTTTTATCGGATTTCAATTTTGGGTTGTTTAATAGTAGAAAATGATAGCTAGGGAACGACCTCACAAGGTCGTGACCCCTTGTAGCTTATCAACTCCCAAACAAACACACAATACATTATATTAATTATATAAGATACAATTTAAGTGTATCAACTCGCTACGCTCGTTAATACATTAAATAGTATCTTATTGCTATGCATTAATTATTATCATTATATAGTAGAGAATAATAAGCATATATCAGTATAAGCTAATATAAGGACGTATAAGCAAGGATAAGGATAACTAGGTATGATAACACTATGAATGAACTATAAACGATTATAGTGGCTTTTAGAGGGGTCTATGAACGTGTAAGGAATTAGTAGTAAGTGTAAGTAATAGAATGATATATATAGAGTAATAAGGATATAAGAGTTATAGTAGTAATATGACATGATTAAGGGCAGTTATATAATGATAAAACGAGTGCAATGCACGCGCTTCCTAGAGTTGTAGTCATGCAACCCTATCAGACAATGACATGATGATAACAAAACATATACTATAATATACTGTATCTATAGAATATATGGTAAGAACAATCAATACCACTGCTTAAATTGGTATAGTCTGTACTCTATCAATGCACGTAGCTTATCAACTTGAAAGTGTATCAATCCCTTTAGTATCAATGGGTTTCACTGATTTAACCCTATCTTTCATGTTTCTGAAAAATTATGATTTTTCGGAAAGATGTTGGTTTGAGAGCTACAGAATCCTTTAAAATCAATGGTCTGTATATATACTAGGTAGATTTGGACTTTCACGCTCAGAGCGTTTGGGGCGTGTTATACTCAACCAAAATTTTACTGCAACCCTTTTTAATTTTTAGGTACTTCACTAATTGCAACCCTATATTTTTCTACAATTTTTAGCTATTGCAACCCAATGTGTGGTATAATAATAACTGTCAATCAATATTAATATTTAGGAGGAATTACAATGATTGAACTACAAATTGCAGGTCTTAAGACTAACATCGAGACTAAATTGGAAGCTATTAGGTTAAGCAATCCTTTGTATTATCATAAGTTTAAGGGTAGTTATAATAAGTTACTGAAGAAGTATAAGAATGATGATTACTTAGAAGACCTATGGGTTGAGTTAGAGGAATTGTTAGGAGCTATTGATGATACTTTAAGGGGGGCTGACTAATGGATAGAGTTGAAAAAGAGTGGAGACACTTCTTTCCACAACAAAGTAAGTTTAATGGTGTATCTACTAAAGGACATCACTTAGGTTGGGGTAAGTATTTAGGTACTTTAGCTATTATGATTGACTATTTAAAAGCTTAAGGTCTTGTAGATGAGTATAATAAATACCGTTCTGTAGTTAAGAAGAGATGGGATGAACATGATAGGCTTAGCTACAGAGAGATTAATGCTATGAAGAAAGAGGTATTAAGTTTACTTCCTGTAGATGTACAAAGGAAGTTTACTATGAAGGATGGAACATTTACTAGATAGGAGGTCATATAAGGTGTCTAAGAAGCTTTCTAAGGACGATGTATTAGCTATGGGTAGATATATACCTCTTATGCTAGAAGACTTAAGAGAAGAGAAATCAGAGCGTTATACACAGCTACAGGTTAAGTGGGACTGGTATAATAAACATGGATGTATGGGTTATGACATCACTAATTTATACTTACTATGTAAGGAACAGTTAAGTGAGGATAAGAAAGTCAAGTATCCATAGATAACTGTTGACTCTGTAGCTTAATTGGTCTATACTAATAGATGTGAACGATTAATGCTGTTGAGTGTTCATAAGGTTTACTCCATATTAAATGGTTAGAAGAGATGTTAGTGCCATTGACATCTCTTTTTCTTATGGTATAATTAATTTACGGTAGTTAAAAAGCCAATTGAATTACCTTTCTGTTTTATTATTTATCCCTTAAAAGAGTTTGAGTATTGACTTAAGCTCTTTTTTGGTGTATTATATACCCATGAGCTAGTAATAGTTCAAATTTAAAATAGAAGTGATGGTTTAAACATCAACACTGGCATTTTATATCAACTTTAATATCTATTCTTGATAATAAAGTCTCCTTATTATTCATGTTAAAAAGCACAGACATCCAACACTGTGCTTTTTTTGTAGTTTTCTATTGACTTATTTAGAGTAGTAGGTTATGATAAATATGCTTTATAAAACCTCAGAAAGCACATTTGTCTCTGAATGTGCTTTCTTTTTTGTGTTTTCTATTGCTTTTTACAAATTTATGGTTTATAATTGATATTAATTGAATATAGATTGAACTACAGAGTTCAGAGGTTTCATAAAGCACTTAACAATTTACCTTCAAGTAGGCTTGGAAAAATTGGTGACGGAGGTTTGCTACTGCTCCGTATCAGAGACACTGTAGCTACGGAGGAATAAACTCAATAGAGAATAAGCTATACTGCCTAGGCAATAACAGTGTACTAGGAATAACCTTATAGTGAATATCTAAAGAGCTTCTTCCAGCGACTAGAGGCATCTAGTTAAGGGAATTTACCCTATAAATACATCTCTAAGGTGTGTCAAAAGCACTCCCACCTAGTGGGTCTGACAGATGTAGAAATGCTATGACATGAATGTCGGCAAGGTGAGTAGGCTAAGTATTTATTACTTAGCACGAGTATCTCACGTACTGGACACAACTGTTATTTGTGGTTTAGGGTCTTGACCCCAACCTTAATTAGTCAGCTAGGTCGGTTACTCCCAGAAGCAGGTAGGAAAGTTATATATATAATGGTTTAAAGAGTATATAACTCCTGTTCTCACCCCAAGTTTAAAATTCCTAATTTTTTCTAAGGGGGGGTCTCTTTGTAACCATTAGTCAGTTTCATTAACAGTATCATTAACCGTAACGTTCGTTGGTTTTGCAAGTCTTCAAACCAACTCAGTTACTTAGCAAGGCTTGCCCCACAGCAAAGCCTTGCGATTAGTTAATTAATAATAATAATTACTGTAGCTTATTAAATATCCTCTGTAGTTTACCAATAAGTAATTCTAAGTTCTTCGAGTACAGTCATGCAAGCACGACTGTAGCTCTCAATCACTAAGAATTACTAATATATATATATATAATTATGTATTGACAATATTTAATTATATGATATAATATTATGTGTCCTAAAAATAT